CAATCATAGACAACATGAATGTGTCTAACCGTGAAGACTTGATCCAACGCTTAGAGCAAGCAGGACAACCCTCACCGGAGCAACAACAGGCACAACAGGCTGCACAGCAAGCCGAGATGCAGTTTCAACAGTCTCAAACAGCGGCTCTCTCGGGACAAGCTCAGGAGTCTCAGGCAAGGGCACAGAAGATTGCTATGGAAACACAGCTTATGCCTCAGGAGCTTGAGATTGACCGCATGAAGGCTGTAACGACTAATCTTAAAGCAGGAACGGAGGACGACAAGGAGTTTGAACGTAGACTTAAAGTAGCTGACATGTTACTTAAAGAAAAATCTATGAAGAATAAACCTAACAATACCACAACAAACAGCAGAGCTGCAATCCCAATGCAACCAAGAGGGCCAAATGGTCAGTAACAGAGAACTGGAAGAAGTAGTAGCACAGATTAACCGTAACTTTGATTTAATATTTAGTAGGCTGGAGGCTTTAGAAAGTGTCAACGACGAAAGACCCAAGACTAGCAAGGGCGGGAGTAAGCGGGTTCAACAAGCCGAAGAGGACTCCTAACCACCCCACTAAGTCGCATGTAGTAGTTGCTAAAGAAGGCGACAAGGTTAAAACTATTAGGTTTGGACAACAGGGAGTCAGTGGTGCGGGTAAAGCCCCTAAGTCTGAGAAAGATAAAGCCAGACGCAAGTCATTTAAAGCTCGTCATGCAAAGAATATTGCAAAAGGTAAAATGTCAGCAGCGTACTGGGCAAACAAGGAGAAGTGGTAGTGGCAGGATTGTACGATAATATTCACGCTAAACGTAAGCGTATTGCTGCGGGTAGTGGGGAGAAGATGAGAAAGAAAGGCGCTAAGGGCGCTCCTACAGCCAAAAACTTTAGACAAGCTGCTAAGACAGCTAAAAAGAGGAGTAAGAAATAATGCCAATGGTAAAAGGAAAGAAGTATCCCTACACTAAAGCAGGTATGGCTGCGGCTAAGAAAGCGGCGGGAAAGGCTAAGCCTAAGAAGAAAGCAGTAAAAAAAGGTTACTAAAATAATACTTGACTTTTAGACCAAAATGTGCTATAATAAAGATGTACATTGAGTACATTACTTAAACTGTCCCATAGAGGAGAAACAGATGAACGATCAAGAATTTGAAAATTACACCCGAAGTATGCAAGAGATGTTCCGTAGCGAAGGTTGGGAATATTTCTTAAATGACATCAAAGGAGGCGTACCTAACGTGAACTCCGTTGAAGCTGCTAAGGATGAAAATGACTTATTCTTCCGTAAAGGTCAGTTGGCTGTTATGGCTAACATCCTCAATCTTGAAGCACAACTAGACAGCGTTATAGAAGAACGCAACAACCCACAAGCTGAGGGTCAAGAGGAAGCCGCTTAATGCGCTTACTTTTTGATTTCAGATGTCCTGACAATCACGTTACGGAGGCTTTAGTGGCCTCCGACGTTACAGAACATTTGTGTGGTTTGTGCAGTAAAACTGCTAAAAGAATTATATCTCCTGTCCGTTGCTCACTTGACCCCATCAGTGGGGACTTTGTAGGTGCGACTATGAAGTGGGCGAAACAACGCGAACAGAAGATGAAGCAAGAAAGAAAGGCAAACTCTTAGCAGACCTTTCTACATGAACCATATCACTCCATAATACGTTAGTACGGAGATTTAATAATGGCTACACTTATAGACGAGCGTTTAGAAGACGACGAACAACAAACCGAAGAAGCTCAACAAGCTGAACCTCAAGTAGAGGAAACTCAGTTTGAAGAAGACAACGAAGAAGCACAAATACCGGACAAGTACAGAGGCAAATCCGCCGAAGATCTTGTAAGGATGCACCAAGAAGCTGAGAAGCTTTTAGGCCGTCAAAGTGCGGAAGTCGGTGAGCTTAGACAAGTCGTTGATAGTTACATTCAGACACAACTCTCGCAACAATCAGCACCACAGCAACAAGATGAAACTGTTGATGAGGTAGATTTTTTCTCTGACCCAGAGACTGCCGTAAAAAGGGCAATAGACAATCACCCTAAAATTAGGGAAGCTGAACAGATTAATGCAGAGTACAGAAAGACTACTGCACTGTCTCAGCTACAGGCCAATCATCCTGACATGGAGACAATCCTAAAGGACGAGAAGTTTGCAGATTGGATTAAAGCATCTAAGATACGGACTCAGTTGTTTGGACAAGCGGACAAACAGTACGATTACGAAGCAGCCAATGAGCTGTTTAATCTATGGAAGGAACGTAATCAGGTTGTCCAACAGACAGCACAGGCTGAACAGGCAGGACGCAAACAAGCTGTTAAGAAGGCAGCTACAGGCTCCGCTAAGGGCAGTACAGAATCTAAAAAGAGAAAGATTTACCGAAGGGCAGACATTATTAAACTTATGCGTACAGACCCTGAACGATATCAGTCATTGTCCGAAGAGATCATGAAGGCTTATCAAGAAGGGAGGGTACGAAACTAATCTATTAAGGAAATCTTAAAATGGCTACTTCAGTATATCCCAGTCAAACAGGTGCGGTAGATAATGCCCGCGCCGCAACTTTTATCCCCGAGATTTGGAGTGACGAAATCGTTGCTGCATATCAGTCTAACCTTGTCCTTGCTAATCTTGTTAAGAAGATGTCAATGACTGGTAAGAAGGGTGACACCATCCATATTCCTAAGCCCACCAGAGGCGTTGCTACTGCTAAGGCAGCAAAGACCGCTGTTACTATTCAGGCTGACACTGAGGGTGAAGTACAAGTCGTAATTGACAAGCACTTTGAATACTCTCGTATGATTGAAGACATCACCGAAGCACAAGCTTTGTCTTCACTCCGACAGTTCTACACCGGAGACGCAGGTTACGCTCTTGCTAAGCAAGTAGACAATGACTTGTTCACTTTGGGTAAGTCTTTCGGTGACGGTGACGGATCAGACTGGACTAACAGTGCTACGTTCATTGTTAATTCAGGTGGCACCGGACTTGACGCCTATGCTGGCGCAGGTACTGTAAATGCTTTCACTGATGCTGGCTTCCGAGCTTTGATTCAAAAGATGGACGATGCAGACGTACCGATGGACAACCGTTCATTTGTTGTACCTCCTTCACTCCGTAATGCAATTATGGGTGTTGAGCGTTATGTGTCTTCTGACTTTGTTGACGGTCGGGGTGTACAAAACGGCAAGATTGGTAACTTGTACGGCATTGACGTATTCGTAACCAGCAACTGTCCTTTGACTCACAGCACCACTGTTAAAGCCGCCTTCCTTGTCCACAAAGACACGATGGTAATGGCTGAGCAGCAGGGCATCCGCTCACAGACTCAGTACAAGCAAGAGTTCTTGGGTACGCTTTACACCGCAGATACGCTTTACGGTGTTAAGACGTTACGTCCAGAATCAGGTTTTGTATTGGCTGTAGCCGCTTAATCTATAAAAATATGTGTGAGGGAACACCTTCGGGTTAGTACCTCACTTTTTATTCGTTTATTTTTTTAGTAACAGCGGAGAGTAAGTATGGCGATATTTAGAGGGGACGGAGGCTCTGGGGACAGTAGTACAGATGCCTACGCCAGTCAAATAGCAGTCTACGCTCAAACTGCTACTACAAAAGCAAATGAAGCTGAAGCCTCTGCAACCGCAGCGGCAACCAGCGCAACCAACGCTGCTAACAGCGAAGCAGGTGTAAGTACAGACGCTACCGCAGCAGCAGCGAGTGCAACCGCAGCAGCGACTAGCGCAACTAATGCCGGTACAAGCGAAACCAATGCTGCGACAAGTGCAACTAACGCAGGAACAAGTGAGACTAACGCAGCTACTAGCGCGACTAATGCTGCAACCTCTGCTACCAATGCAGGTACGTCAGAGACTAACGCAGCAACCAGTGCTACTACTGCTACAACTAAAGCATCGGAGGCTTCTACAAGTGCTTCCAATGCGTCTGGTTCCGCTACAGCAGCAAGCACAAGTGCTACAAGCGCAGCAACCAGCGAAACTAACGCTGGCACAAGTGAAAGTAACGCTGCTACGAGTGCCACTAATGCTGGCACTAGCGCAACTAACGCAGCAGCAAGTGCAACGGCAGCATCAGCGAGTGAAAGCAATGCGTCTACATCAGAAACCAACGCAGCCTCCAGTGCCACAGGTGCAGCCACCAGCGCGACTACAGCTACGACTAAGGCAACGGAAGCAGCAACTAGCGCAACCAGTGCTGCCACCAGTGCAACCACAGCAACCACCAAAACTGGAGAAGCAAGCACTTCCGCAACTAATGCAGCAACTTCTGAAACAAATGCTGGCAATTCTGCTACAGCCGCTGCAACGTCTGCAACAAACGCTGGCACATCAGAGACCAACGCTGCAACCTCCGCAACCAACGCATCTAACAGTGCAACAGCGTCAGCTTCTAGCGCAACAGCGGCAGCAAGCAGCGCAGCGTCAGCAGCAGCAACTTTAGCAGCTTCCGCGCTAAAAGCTAACAATTTATCTGACTTAGCTGACGCAGCAACTGCTAGAACTAACTTAGGTTTAGGGACAGCCGCCACAACAGCAGCTTCTGCTTACGCTACGTCAACACAGGGCGGTTTGGCAGACTCAGCACTACAATCAGACTCAACTCTAAATGCAACGAATATGACAACAGGTACGCTTTCAGGCGGCACTTACTAAAGAGGAACTTAAACAATGGCTACAACAATTGTAACTAAATATGGCGGTGATGCTCCAGCAGCCTCAGACATAGTAAGAGGTGAGCTTGCGGTAGATACAGAAAACGGAAGGCTGTACACGGAAAACAGCAGTGGTGCTGTTGTTGAGATAGGGTTGAATCCAGAAGCAGACGTAACTCTTGCAGCAGGAGCAGACTTAATCACAGCTACCGCAGGAACCTCCAACGTCCGCTTTGGTGTCAACGCAGGTAACAGCATTGTTAGCGGTGGTAACTACAACGTAGTCGTGGGCGATGAAGCAGGTACTGCGATTACTACTGGTTCTAACAACACAGCCGCTGGTTATAGTGCTTTAGTCACAAACACCACAGGCGCTGGTAATACAGTATCCGGAACATTTGCAGCTTATAGCAATACAACCGGAGGAAGTAACACTGCGAGTGGCTTTAGAGCTTTCCAAGACAACACAACAGGGAGCAGTAATGTCGCTATAGGCGCGTATGCTTTAGACGATAATACCACTGCCTCTAACAATACAGCGGTTGGTTATGCGTCGTTAGGTGCAAACACTACAGGTAATGATAACGCAGGACTTGGTTTTAAAGCATTAACAGTAAACACAACAGGAAATGACTCTGTAGCAGTTGGAGCATACTCCTTACAAAGAAATACAACTGGTTCAAGCAATGTATCAGTCGGTTATGATGCTTTAGGTAATAACACTACAGCGAATGACAATACAGCAGTTGGTTATCAGGCTTTACAAGCAAACACCTCAGCAGCTAACAACACAGCCGTGGGGTCTGATTCTCTAAAAACAAACACCACAGGTACAGAAAACGTAGCGGTAGGTGCTGAATCAGGATATTACAATACAACGGGAGACGGTAATACGGCTTTAGGGTATAGAGCTTATGGTCGTGGCTCCGCAAGCAGCACCTCAACTGGAAGTAACAATATCGCTATTGGTAAACTTGCTTTATATTCTAATCAATCAGCTAGTAACAATGTCGCAGTTGGTAATTCAACTTTACAGGAAAACACCACAGGTGCAGATAACGTAGCGGTTGGATACTCCTCGTTAGCCGCTAATACCACAGGTACTTTAAACACTGCTTCAGGCTCAAATGCTTTAAGGTATAACACTACTGGAGATAACAATACTGCCGTTGGGCGTTTAGCTTTATACAACAACACCACCGCAGACAACAACACAGCGGTTGGTCTGAGTGCTTTACAAGCAAACACCACAGGTGATGCTCAGGTTGCCGTCGGTAAAGATTCACTGAAAACAAATACGACAGGGAGATTTAACTCTGCGTTAGGTTATGAATCTTTGGCCCTTAACACCACAGGTTTTTATAATACAGCCGTTGGTAAAGCGGCTATGTATTCCAACACCACAGCCTCTAACAACACAGGAGTGGGTTACAACGCTTTGCTGTCAAACACCACAGGTACACAGAATACTGCTATTGGCAGTTCGGCTTTGCAAGCAAATACTACAGGTGGGCAAAACATTGCAAGTGGTCTTAATTCAATGTTTTACAACACTACAGGGTCATCAAACTCCGCGTTTGGTGTGGCGGCTTTGCAGTCCAACACTACTGCATCAAACAACACAGCAGTTGGTTATTTTGCTTTACTGTCAAACACCACAGGTGCTTCAAATGCAGCTTTTGGTACTTATGCTTTAGACGCAAACACTACAGGGGAAACAAATACTGCTGTAGGTGTTAGTGCTTTAGGTGGTAATACAACAGCTTCAAACAACACCGCAGTTGGCTATACTGCTTTATACGCAAACACTACAGGTACTGTAAACACAGCAGTAGGTAGTGGTGCATTAGATGCTAATACAACAGCAAGTTATAATACAGCTATCGGTAGAGATGCCCTAGGTGCTAACACCACAGGTGCTGCTAATACAGCAGTAGGTGAAGGCGCTTTAGATGCTAATACCACCGCATCAAACAACGTAGCAGTTGGTAGAGATGCTTTAGGCTTGACCACCACAGGTACACAAAACGTCGCGGTTGGGGGCGACGCAGGTGATGCGAATGTTTCGGGAAATTATAACACCTTAATTGGATATAACGCAGGTGGTGCCCTTGACGGGAATTTTAATGCGTTCTTGGGGCGCTCTAGTGGTAGCGCCGTGACATCAGGCACTAAAAACACAATTATCGGTTCTTACAACGGCTACCAAGAAGGCCTAGACATCCGCACCTCAGACAACAACATCGTCTTGTCAGATGGTGACGGTAATCCTAGGTTGCACATCAACGGCTCAAATGAGGTAAAGATAACAGGAGTTTATGGTTTAACAACCTCTAGTTCAGCTAACGTGTACACTGATGCAGGGGGTTATTTTTATCGTTCAACATCATCACTTCGTTATAAAAACACAGTCAACGATGCTACTCACGGCTTAACAGAACTAATGACACTTCGGCCTGTTACCTACAAAGGCAACAACGATGGCGACACAGTGTTTGGCGGTTTGATTGCAGAAGAGGTACATGATGCTGGACTTACAGAGTTTGTAACCTACAACGAGGACAATGAGCCAGACGCACTAGCATATGGCAATATGGTATCTCTGTGCATCAAAGCCATCCAAGAACTGTCTGCACAAAACGCAGCACTAACCGCCCGTATTGAGGCACTAGAATCTTAATAGGAGATAAACAATGGAAGACCGTACTACCGAACAACTAGCACAAGATTACTCAGCAATGGGTGACAGTGTAGACCTGATCAACGCCATCATCGCTGGTGACGCTATGGCTGACGATGAAGCAGAAGAGCGTCAAGGCTGCGTAGACCGCAACAAAGAACACTTGCAGATCATGGTTGCCAAAGACGACTGGGGTAGCGAAGACATGACTGATGTTAATGCTGCTATCTCTGCTGCTGAATCATATACAGCTTAGGAGTAACAAGTGGACTTGATGGGCATAGTATCCATTGTAACAACCATAGTCACTGTCGCAAGTATCATCGCAGCAGTAACTCCGACACCTAAAGACGACGAGTGGATTGCAAAGCTGTACAAGTTTGTAGACCTACTGGCTGTCAACATTGGTAAGGCAAAACAATAATGCAAGAAGAAGCAAAAGCCGTAGTAGACGTTGTGGCAGTAACAACAACAGTGTCAACCCTGATGGGCTGGCTTCCTGCTGTGGCTGCTGCTTTGAGCATTGTATGGACTGTAATTAGAATCATTGAGACTGACACTGTAAA